AAATGGATTACCAAACTCAGGTGCGCCCAAAGTAATTCCAGGAAGATTAACAGACTGACAGAAAAAAGAAATTTTCGGTAATTTCTGAATGTTAAACAGAAATCCGTTAGGTGATAATGGATTTATATTAGTTGGAACAGGACATGTGATTGTACTAGCCATTTTGTCTCTTCTGGATAAGTGTCATACTATTATTTAGGAATAAAAAAGAGGGATCCGAAGATCCCTCTAAAGTACCGCTTCTATGTCGGCTTAGTGCCAACTCGATGGATTACATCAAGTTAGTTACTTTAACACGACGGTAGTAGTAGTTTGCGTTCGCAGTTAGATCACCAGTGCTACCAGATCCGTCATCTAGGTCAACGAATGGATTAGCAACTAGACCATAACGAGTCTTGAAGCCGATCTTTGGTTGGAAGCTGTTTGGATCAACAGCACGAACCATTTGTAGTGGAACATATGGGCAATAGAACAAGCCAGCATCGAATGCTGAAGTACCCTTGTAACCAACTACGAAGAACTGAGTTGCAGATACGTTGGCAGTGTATGGATCAACATATACTTTATACTTGCCGTTTAGAACACCAGCAAAAGTAGTAGAAGTATCATCGATGTTCAATGCACTGTTACCTTGTAGAGCAGGAGTGTAGTCAAGAACACCAGCCATCGCTAGAGCAGACGCTACGTCAGCTGAAGTGATGATGAAGTTACCACGACCACGACGAGTTTGTTGACCGATTGCATTGGCTTCACGTTCGATTTGGAACATCAAACCTTTGAACTTCTCAACAGACCAACGACCATTAGAATCAGTATCTAAGTCGAAAGTACCAGCAGTAGTAGTACCAACTGCTGCACCTGCTTTTGCAGTTTTGTAGATTGTACGGATAACTTCACGATTGATTTCAGCAAGGATCTCTGTTGAAAGAATGTTGCTCAATTCGCCTTCAGCATCAAGACCATGAACAGATTTCATATCTTGTGCTAGTTCGATTGAGTACTCAGCTTTCAAAGCACGAGTCTTAGCAGTTACAGAAGTTTTCTCGATAGAGAAAGCCATTGCACCGAAAGAACCATCACCAGTGCCACCTTGACCAAGACGCTCTGCTGCAGATGTTGCTAGACCAGTACCAGTAGTTTCAGAACCACCGAAGTCATAAACACCAGAGTGAGTGCCAGTACCAGCGAAGTCAGTATCTGCTTCGTTGAATAGAGCCTCAGTACCACCTTGAGTGCTGTAACGTGACTTCATTGCGAAAATCAAGCCAGTTGGTTGAGTCATTGGTTGAACACCAGCAACATCATAAGCGATAAGTTGTGGCATTGCACGACGAACCAAAGAGATTAGAACTGGATCAAACTTAGCGAAACCGCCAGTATCACCATAAGAGCCAACAGCGTTAGCTGGTGCTGCTTCGTTCAACTCGCCCATTGCTTCGTGACCACGACGCAATTCACGCTCTTGGTTTTCTAATAGAACTGCAGTAACTTCTTTAATGTAGTTATTTTTGATTGGGGATGCAGCTTCTGAGTTCAGAACTGGAGCCCACTTCTTAACTAAATCTTGACGATTGATAGTCATTTTATTTTCCTTTATTTATTTTTGTTGAGTGCTGATAGATACGCAGACATAGTTGGATCAAGTTTTGGCTTGTTCTCTTCTGTCAATGTTTCTACTGGAGCATCAGTAACAACTGATTTAACATCAGCAGTTGCCTTTGTTGTGAAATAATTTTCACGGATAGTCTTTACTTTAGTCTCAAAAGATTGTGCATCTTCGTATGACAACTCTTCAACAAGACCAGTAAACTTTTCTACTTCAGTGTCAGTTAGACCTTCACTGATTGACTTAACGATTTCAGCACGCTTCTGTTCAGCGATAGTCTTAGACATCTCGATGTTAGTTGCCATCTGTTCATTAAGTTTTGCTTCAAGTTCTTCAATCTTGTTTTCCATTTCGCCAAGCACATCGAAACGCTCTTCAGGAACATCGATGTAGTGCTCTTCGAATAGGTTCTTCATACCAGCCACGAAACTCTCAAGAATTTCAGACTTCATTCCACGCTCTAGGGCAATTTCATTATCTTTCATCCACTGCTCAGCTACATAGCCGAGATATCCATCAACTTGTTCAACAAGACCCTCTACATTCTTTGCAACTTGCTCAGCAAGTTTGCTTTCGAATTCTTCTTCTAATCGTGCTACTTCTTGC